CGACCGACCGACCGACCGACCGACCGACCGACCGACCGACCGACCGACCGAAGGATTGTCCGCCGTGCGTGTCACGGCGTCAAGTGTTTTTTCGTGCATCAGTTACCTCCTACCCAATCGTCCAAGGCCCATACCTGCCAATGATAGGTGCCGTTGCGCATGTATGTGTTGACGGAAGATGTTGCAATCCTAAACTCGTTATTGCTAATTGCGGTTCCCCAAATATTGCCTACATACGCCCCTTGTCCAGTCTCATCCCATCCAGCGGAGCTGTTGCTCCAGGTGCTCCTATAGCGCCGTAGCAGGATGGTAGCTGGCACAGGGTATTCCTTTGTTTTTGTTGCATGGCTTGTATAGTTCTGGACTATTTCCGTGCCTTCATAGAGCGCCTTAGCAAAGTCGACCGTGATAAAGTGGCCGAAAATGAGAGTATATCCGCCTGGAGCAACTATTTGATTGTTCTCATCAGGCTCCAGCCAGATCACTCCGAAGAGGTTTGTTGTGTTCAGGCCATGTTCTATATCCTTCGAGGTGATATAACCGCTTGTGACGGTAAATGATCCACTCTCGGTTCTTGCGCCACCGCCGCCGCTCGCTCGTGCCATCATGGCGCGGCGTCTCAGATCGCTCATGCCGTCACCTCCCAGCTCTTGGCCACGCCGTAGCCGTCCAGGATGTCCACCTCGTAGCGCGTGTTGGCCTCCACCGTCCAGCCGTCCGGCATGGTCACGGTAGCCGGGATCGTCACCGTGGGGGCGGTAGCGCTGCTGAGAAAGTCGAAGTGATACTGGGCCTGCTGCCCGGCTGCGGCCGCGTTGAGGGTCAGGGTCAGGGCAGTCAGCGAACCGGTGAAGTGATAGACCTTCCCGGCGTCCAGCGCCTGGGTGACGGCGCCGTCCGTGGCCACCGTGACCTCGGTCACCTTGTCCGCTTTGCCGGAGATGTCCTGGTGCTGCTGCAGCGCCGTGTCCGCTTTGCCCAGAGAGGTTTTCACATCCTCGGCCATATCAGTCTTGGGAACGCCACCGTCGGGCTTGACGTACTTGCCCGCGATGGCCGCGTTTTGCTGCCGGTCGATCACGTCCTGATCGGCCGCTTTACGGTAGCCGGTAAGGTCAACTTCAGTCGTTCCAAGGCGCTCGTAAGCCCCGTTCACGTAGATGTACTCGTCGTAGATGTTGGTGCCGCTGCCGCTGTTGGGCACGAGGTAGATCGTGCCGTCCGCTCCGACGGCGGGCAGAGCCTGCACCACCGCAAAGCGGATCTGTGTCACCCCCGCGACCGCCGATGCGATCGCCGCGGCAACGCCGCCGGACTTGACCAGCGCGTCGCTCCCGCTTGTCGGGCTGTCGTCAACACTGGGCTTCCCCTCCAGGTCGTTATAGTCCCCGGTTTTGGCTACTTCGGCCAACTCGCCCGCCTGAACAAATCCGATGTCGTTTTGCAGTTCGGACGTTTTGCTCGGCACGATCGGGATCGCGCCCTCCTCCAAATCGGAGGCCGGGATGCCGGTAGAGGGCTTTTTGTAATAGCCACTATTTACGAGAAACTCATCAAGATACTGGATGTCTGTTGCGTCTATCCCAAGCAGCACCCAGGAGATGACGTCTGCGCTGGTGTGGGTGAGGCGCACCGCCGATGCCGCCGTTACCGTCAGGATCGCTACCATGTCGCCGTTCTGAGCGGCGTAGACATTTGCCGTCTGCCCGACGGCTACACCCGTGGCACGCGCAAAAACCGTCTGCCCCGCCAGCCACGCCGCCATGATCTCCGCATAGGTCTTGTCGCAGCTGCTGGTCTGACCGAGGGTGTAGGTGGCGACAAATTCATCGCTGCCGCCTCCCGCACCGTCCATCACGTCAAAACTCTGCCCTTCCTGGTGCGCGGCGGAGGTGATGGTGATGCGGGTGCCTCCTGGGATCGTTTCGATGGTGACCTCCGGGGCAAAGCCAGGGTCGCCGTGGACGCCTTTGATGGTGCCGATTCCCCTTAGCGCGCAGTTTTGACCAACCACGGAAGAAATTTCGTATAGATTCGCTATGCTGCTGGTCTCTCCAATCAGAGGGCCAACGACCAAATCGTGGGCGGCTGGTGCTCCGCTGCGGCCTTTCAGATAAGATGCGCGAATTTCTCCGTAGCCAGGAACGCCTGTTGACGTGATCCGGGAGACTGTCCACCATATGCCGTTGCCGTCCTCGCCGTCAAACTCGCCGGCGTCAGCGTCGTCCCGGACGCTCTGCGCCAGGCGCTCCGCCTCGTCGGCCGCATCCCGCGCCGCCTGGGCGGCTTCCATCAACTTCTCGACAAGCGTTTTCGTTTTCTCTGCCGGGTGCTCTCCGCTCGGATCGGTTCCCTGCTCGATGCGTCGGACACTCGCGTAAACGGTCGGGATCACAATGCTCCCCGTCCCGTCCACGCCGTAGACGCCGATACGCAGATAGCTCTTGGGCATCTCCATGACCTCCGGCGGCACCTCGCAGCTCTCGCCGGTCAGCTCCACGTCGATTTTGCGCTCGCTGCCTTCAAACACCGCGATCTTGGTCAGATCGTCCCAGACCGCGTCAAAGGTGAAGGACGCATAGATCCCCCGGCTTCCGGACGTGATAATATCCCGGAAGACGGCGCTTGCATGTCGTCCCTTCACATTCACCAGGATCGTCTTTTCCTCTGGTACCGGCTCTGGTTGGCCGATCGAAAAATCTATTTTCCCCATATCGCCCTCCTGTTAAGCGCGGATCGCTTCGTTGAAATAATCATGCTGCAACCTCCTGATGTCCCCGGAATACTGCAATACCGGGGGAACCGGCGCCGCCTGATTTGTATTCCTTCCCGTAGCCGTCACTGTAGCCGCCGCCCCCGCCGTTGCCGTAGCCGGTGGCGTCATAGCCCTTGTGATGATCCCGTGTGCCGCCGTTTGCCCCGTCTGTGTCGCCGCCCTTGTTTGTGGCTCCCTTTAAATCCGACCATATATACTTATCGCTGTTCACGTGTCCACCGCCTCCGCTCGCAGCCACACGGTGTCCCTGCAGGGCCGGGATGATAGACTCATCCTCCTCCGTCTCGTAGAGCCAGACGCCATCTTTGCCCCCTTCCGTGTCATACGTGGCGCCCCCGATCATGCCTTGCTGTATCTTGGATCCTGTGGCGCCTGTGCGCACCGATCCCGCATTGCTGGTGTAGACCTGGGTGCCGCATGTGATCTCTGTGGCTGCACCATTCGTTGCCCCTACTGTCACTTGGCAGCTCCCGCGCAGGAAGATGCCGCGTTGGGTATAAACACCTCCAGAGTCTCCTCCTTTCCCGGAATAGACATAATTGAGTTGGTCGATCCCGCCGACGCTGCCGTTCTTTCCCGCTCCAACGAGGCAAAAATCCACAAGTCCCGGAGGCGTGCGCCAGGAGAGGACGCCGCTCTCCAGGAGAGCCAGCTCCCAGTGGCCATCCGCATCGGCAGCGAATAGATACGCGCCGGGAGAGCCGCTGAGATTCTTAAAAACAAAACTGTTCTCAGTGATCCGCCCGCCGCGCGGGCCGTTCCAAACTACCATACCCGCACCTCACCCGTAGATGTGTACGATCACATCAATATCCGCGCTCGGCAGGAACGCGCACTTGAAGCTGAGCGCCCCGGCGCCGGGCACGGGCGGAAACAGGTTCGCCTCCTGCGCGGCGATCCAGCTATCCGCGGCAGGCCCTGCGGCCGCCTTGGAATTTGCCGTCATCCCTTCGCAGGAAACGGTCTGGGTATAAAAATCTCCGTCAGCCTCCCAGTCGTCCTTGTCCAGCGTCAGCGTCAGCTCCCTGGTGCTGAGCTGCTGGACGGCGGCGCTGACGGCATTGGTCAGCTGGGATTGGGTGACCAGCGCGCTCGGATCCACCGTCGCCGTAATGCTGGAAACATTTCCGACCTGGATCGTGGCGTAAAACACATAGGCGAAATCGGGCATATCGCCGGTAGACGGGATGGCGATCCCGTCCGCGTCCTGGAAGATGGCAAGCAGCACAGCCGCTCCCGTTCCGGTGTGGCCGAACACGCCGATCTGCCGCGCCTGGTAGGCCGTTTCCGCCGCTGTCAGCATGACCTCCACGGTGATCCCCGCTCCGCTGCTTCTTACGCCTGTCACGGTCAGCGTCTTTTTCCGTGAGGAGACGTCCGTGCAGCTTTTCAGCGCATCGACCTCAACCGTTCCGGATCCGCTTGCGGCATTGTCGATGGTCAGCAGATTGCCCGCCGCGGCGCTTGCCAATACCTCGCGCCCGGCATTTGTGATTGCAGCTTGATTCCACATAGTTAATCCTCCCTTGCAAGTGCGTGGATTTCTCCCTGAGCGCCGGTCACGGCTGCGCCCACCGTGATCAGCGCCGCGGCCTCGCTCTCCCCTGTGAAGCAGATCTGATCCAGTACGCTCCGGACGTTTTGCACCCGTTGCACCATCCGCTGGAGCTTCAGGCTGCCGGCTCCGCTCATGCTCGATCCGTCGGCAAAAATGCGGAAATGATATGGCGTGCCGTTGTACTGATACCATTCCTCCACCCGTCCGGCGCCGAAGGTCGCCTCCACCGCTTTCTTGACGGCATAGACCGTTCCCAAACGGTTATAAAAGGCAAAGGCGCCGGCGATTTGGCTTCGCTTTTCCGGGATCTCCGCCTGGGGATCATACCAGTCCGCCGCATATTCCCAGGCCAGCTCGTCCAGTCTCCACTCGGGCATGGTTTCCACATCCGAAAGGCAGGCAAGCCCGGCCTCCGCGATTCGGTTCAGCGCGTTCAGTCCCGCCTCTATCCCCTTCGCCAGGGCGTAGCAGTTTCGATCCCGCGTCAGGAAGCGAGGGATCCATTTTTCGATCTCAACCGTAAACATCCTCTCACCCCGCTTTTCAGCTCGTCAAAGCGGTCAGAGTGATGCTGCCCTTCAACCGGGAGCTGGCCGGGATCTCTGTGTATTCCACAGCGCCGTCCTCTCCCAGCTTGCTGCCCTCGCCCCAGATGACTCTTGTGCATCCCGCCTGGTAAAGATAGGCGTTCAGCCGGTTCGGGTCGAAGGCGCGGCCGACGCTGTTGTCCTGCCATTCCGTATAGGCGGCCACCGCCGCGGCGATGGCCGCGCTGGTGGTGCTGCCCGCGTCGGCGGCGTACTGGACATTCAGCGTATAAGTGATTTCCTCCGCGACGGACACCGTCACCTGGTCGGTAAGCGGCCGCAGCTCCTCGTCGGACAGCGCCTCCGTCACAGCCTGCAGGATGGCGGCCGCGCCGGTATCATCCGAGAGGATCAGATAGACGCCAACCTGCCCCGCGCCGATTCTCAGCGCTTTCGCGTCCACGATCGCGCTGCTCACGCCCATGGCCGCCGCCTCGTACTGCCGGGCGGGCCCGGTGGTTACGCTGGTCAGCCAATAATTGCGGATCCTCTCCCTGTAGACCTCATCCTCTTCCCGCTCATTTCCGCCCACAGCGTCAGCGCTTGCAAAGATCGTGTCCACCGCCTCCTGTGATACGGCAAGCTGCATCTGCGTCCCGGCCAGCAGCCCGTTTCCGGCGCTTCCTGCCCGCTCCGCCTCGATTTCAGCCGTCAGGGTCTGCTCATACCCGGACAGGCTCAGATTGTCCGTCAGCAGATAAAACATTTCCCCGTTGGCGGTCATTGCCGTACCCTTCCCCAGGGTGACGGCACGTCCGGTCGTGCGGGTGTGGATCCGCACCGTGGCCTTAGCCTTGCTCGCCTCGATCCGCGGGCAGCTCCGCCCTTCCCCCATCACGTCCAGGTATTCCCCCGCCGCATAGCGCAGGGTCTGCATCCTCAGCGCGTTGTCAACACCGGCCAGCACCTGGGTGATGTCCGCCAGCACGCTGCGCAAAAGCATTTCCTTCTCGTCACCCGGATAGAGCGCGTCGCCGCCTTCGGCCTGATACGCGTCCATCATTTCCGCCCAGATCGCCTCCGGGTCATAGGTCAAATAGTGCAGTTCTCCGCTGTCCATTTCCATGCCCCTCTCATTCACTGATCTCAAGGATTACTTTGATATAGAGCTCGCCCCCCGTCAGCAGCGTTGCCTCCGCGCTCACCACCTCCGCGCCGGGCTCCCAGATCATCAAGCGGTCGAGCTCCGGCAGCAGCTCCGTGCGCAGCTCTGGGAGCGGCAGCTCCAAAAGCGTCGTGTCAAATCCGCGGAAGCGGTCAAAGGGCACCTCGCCCATCCGGCACATCAGCAGGTTCTTGGCATTCTGCAGGCGCCGCAGCGTCTTATCTGTCGCCTGGAAGTCGATGGGCGCCGGTAAGTTGTCGATTTGATACCTTGCCATTTCCCACCTCACATGATCATCTGTACAAACTTGACGCCGTTGTTATAGCCGCCGCGCCGTCCGTTGAGCGTCTTCTGGCTGTGCGCCCGTCCGTTCTCCACGGCGGCCTCCGGCGTCTCCTCCCGATCCTTCGGGCTTGCCTGCCGCATGGTGATTTGCACGTCGGCGTGCACCCAGATCCCGCTGTTTGTGATCTCCTTCTCGCTGACGGTCGCGTCCGTCAGCATCATTTGGCAGGGGAGCAGCTTCTCTCCTCCGATGTAAAAATAATCGCTCTCGCCGGCCATTGCTTCCTCCACAAAGGCCATGGCCTCCTCCCGGACAGAGCAGCCCGTCAGCGCGTGCAGCTGCAGCGTAAAGCTCAGCTCCGCGGCGTTCCCCTTTTTTCGCGTCACATACTGCTGTCCGTCGCTCTCCTTGTTTTCCGTCCCGCTGGATCCTTTGATCTGCAGATCTGACCAGCTGCGGATCAGATTGGGCGAGACGATAAAGGCATGTCCGGCCCAGCGTCCCATTTCTGCCATGCTGTTCGCTCACTCCTTCCATGGCGCCCGCGCCGGCGCATAGCGCTCATATCCCGTCTCCTCCGGCAGCTCCACCGACGGCAGCGTCAAGCGTTCGCCGCCCGAAAACACAGGTATCCGGCAGAGGGACGGGTTTGCGCACAGCAGCTCCGCGGCGTATTTTTCGTGGCCGTACACCTGCAGTGCGATCGCATCGAAGCTCTCTCCGGCGCTGCACAGGTAGATCCCCTCTGTTGTTTTCATGTGTACACCTCCGCGGCGTCCCGCGCCTTCATCTCCTCCAACCATTTTTCCATCCGTTTCTTGTCCCGGCGCAGCGCTTCCTCCACGCCGGCGGCGTCCTGTGCGTGGATCGTCGGGCTGTAGACGATGGTGGTCGGCGTGTGGCTCGCGTTCGCGTTCATGCCGCCGAAGCGGGCCAGCAGATCCGGCCAGCTCCATCCGCTGGCCGCTCTTGCGGCGTTCAGCAGGGCGGCCGTCCGCTCGCTGTGCTCCTCCGGGATCGCCCATTCCGCCCCGGCGTCGCCGAAAATGGAGGGCTCTGTGGCGCGCCCGCCGCTGGCGTACATGTTCATGCCGGTCATGCCGTACACCTTTGCGATCACCGGCGGCGCCTCGTAGTTCTGCAGCGTCTGATCCAGCTCCGTCGTGTCCGCCGTCACCGGCACCTCAACGGTAGAATTGATCTGAAAGCTTGATCCTTCTGGGATTTCATTGTTCAGATACCCCCATCCTCCGATCAAATAGGCGTCATCATTTATTGGAATTTTCCCACCTCTCGAAAGAAAATCCCCGGTTCTCCCAAACTTCGAACCCTCTCCCTGCTCATGGAAGGGATCGTATGTCGTTTCGTATATGCCGAACCGCTTTTCGATTTTCTCCGCGTCGGCTGCGGAGTAAGCTCCCCAATAATTTGCGCCATGAAGCAGATTGTAGCCCAGATAGAGATCAGTAAGCCGGTCTGCCATTTCGGTATACCCATTTTTGCGGTAGTCCTCAATGGTTTGCATAAATTGCTCTTGCCCTTCTCCGAACCTGCCTTCAATTACTTCATCCATCCATTCCCAACCAACGCCCAGGCTTTCCAGTATCTCCTTCATCTCGTTGTCGAGCTGGAAACCGATGCCGTATTTCCCCGCGTAGGGACCATCGCCAAAACCCGAGACATAGTTATTCAAATAGCTGATTGCATGCTCCCTGTCCAGGTAGCCAAGTCGATATTCCTTGCCGAATTGGAGCATTTGAGTATAACCAAAGCCCAGGTCACTCTGCTTCATCGCGGCGTCAACCGTGTTCAGGATCAGCTCGTCGTAATCCGCCCGGTTTTGGATTTGCTGCGCTCGAAATCTGTTCTCCGCCTCCTGTAGCACATCGGCGTCAGCTCCGTGGAGTTCCAGCTTGTAGTATTCAGAATAGAAAGTGTCTTCCTGTTCCTGCAAAAGAGCGTCGCGTTTTTCTGCTGCTTCTGCCAGAATCTCTTCCATCTCATCCAGGCTTGCGGACTGCGCTTTATGCAGCAAAACCCGCAGCTCAACATAATCCTGTTCGCTTTTGGCCTGGGCGGCCGCCCGGGACATGGCGTCGTTCATGCTGTTCATGTAGGCTTGGATCTGTTGATATTCCTCCGGGCTGATCTCCCCGTCGGCAAAAGCGCTGTTCAGAGCGTTTCGGAGATCCCGGCTGAGGCCTTCCGCCTCCACCAGCGCCTCGGCAGAGGCGTTGTTGGTCATGGCAATGATCGCGTCATAGGCTTCGCCCTCTCCGCCCATCAGAACCGTCCAATAGCTCTCGCTGGCGGCCGCGCTGTTGCTGATTGCGTCAGTCAGTGTGCTGTACATCTGATCCGCCAGCCGCTCCAGCTCCCGCTTGTCCGCGTTCGTCAGCTCCGCCTTTGTCAGCATCTTGCTCATCAGACCGCTGCTCAGGCTCCCGCTTGCCTGCATATACCCTTCCAGCGCGTCGTTCACCGCTGCGCGAAACTGGTTTGTAGCCGTGTAGGCGCTCCGAAGGCCTGTGTCAATGGACTGGATATAGCTGTCGATGGCCGCCATGTCCATCTCCATAGTCCCGAAGCTTTTCTCAAGCCGGGATTCGTTCCAGTCGCTCAGAGCCGCAAGGCCTGCGCCAATGGTCACCAGAGTTGTGGCAGCAAGCCCAACCGGCCCGCTGAAAGCCGCTCCGAGGAGGCGGAACGCGCCTCCCGCCGCCAGCAGTGCCGGGCCGGCCCCGGCCACTACCTCCAGCCCGCTCACCAGTGCGCTGAGCCCCGCCGGATCCATTTCCGCCAGACTGTCGATCAGGCCGCCCGCCCAGTCCGCCGCGCCGATCACGTCGTCGCGCAGCTCCTGGCCGATCACCTGCTCCAGCCGCTCCACCTTGCTTTCAAAGATTTCAAGCTTCCCGTCCAGGGAATCCATCATGGTCTCCGCGGCATAGGCGCCGTAACCCTCCGCCGCTCCGTTCTGCATGGCGGCAAAGAGCCCGTCGTAGCCCTCCGATGCGCCCCGCAGCAGGGTGATGGCCTCCGTGATCGTCCTCGTCGGGAAAATGCTGGACAGGATGCGGATGGCGTCCTGATTCCGTTCGATATTGTCAAAGCCCCCTGCGATCTCCCCCAGCGCAAGGTACAGCTCCCGGTAGATCTCCAGGATATTTTTCAGATTGCCCTGCTCGTCGTAGGCGCTGAAGCCGTGCTGGGTCAGGATCAGATTGGAGGCCGCAAGATCCGCGTCCCCCATCAGATCAACCGTTTCCTGGCTGGCCGCGCCCAGCTGCGCCATGGCTCGCTCTGCCTTGTCCGTCGGTGCGATCAGGCGCAGGATGGAGTTGCGGATCTGGGTGCCCGCCTCCGCGCCTACCGCGCCTGCATTTGCCGTCACGGCGATCAGAGTCATCAGCTCTTCCGTGCTGCCCGCAAAGCGCATGGTGCTGCCCATGCGCAGCATCGCGTCGCCGTATTCCCGGATGTCCGAGGCGCTGCTGTTGGCGGCAAACGTCCACTGATCCGTGAAGTTCGTCAGATCCTCAAAGCCGACCCCTGCGGCGCTGGTGGCCTTCACAATGTAGTTGACCGATTCGCTCAGATCCAGCCCGCCGGCCTGCGCCAGCTGCATGGCGGCCGGAAGCCCCGCCATGATCTCCTCCAGATCCCAGCCCGCGTGCGCCGCCACGGAGATCGCGTCAGCAACGTCGTTTGTGTGGAAAATCGTGGTCGCCGCCCACTCGGTTGCGGCCGCGTCCAGCTCCTTCATCGTCCGCGCCAGCTCTGCCGTGTTCCGTCCGTAGGTGGTCGAAAGCGCCACCTCCGCGTCCTTCATGCTCCGCTCATAGCTGCGGTATACGTTCACGGAATCCTTTCCGAAGCTGATCAGCTGCTGCGAAAACCCGTTTACGATGCTGCCCATCTCCGTCAGCGTGTTCCCCAGCTTGGAAAAGCCGTTTCCCGCGCGCGCGTTGATGGTGATCAGGGTTTCAAGATTCTGTTTCGCCATGCGTCATACCTCTCCCGTGCCGGATTACACCGCACAGAGGATTTTCCCTGTGCCGTCTCCAAACAAAAAGAAATACACCGTGTCTCCCACGGTGTATGCTGTCTCGTCTATTGCCGAAAGCGGCAGGGATTCGATTCCCTCCCGATCCAGGGAGGCAACGGTATAGCCGTCATCCCCCGCCGCTTTGATGATTCCTCTTTCAATTGTGGCGCCCATTCCATGCTCCTTTTATCGGATTGTCGAGATGCACCGGTGCATCCTCACTTTGGACGTGCCCTCGATCAGATCGTGCTCCGCGTCTGCAATCAGCCAGTTCCCATCCATGGCGGTGCCGCCCGTCACGTCGATCCGGGTCATGGCCGTAAAGCCCTGGTTAAACTCACTCTGCAGGCACAGGGTTTCGCAGCGCCGGTTGTGTGCCAGCAGCAATCCGCGTGCCCAGCGCCCAGCCGGCAGCCTTGTCCTTGCGGGCAGATCGTTCCGGAGGATCTGGATCCCGACCGAAACACCTTCATCTGATGCCGTGCAGGATGCATACGGCGTCCGCACGGTAAGCGTTCGTGCTTTTTCTCCCGTTTTTTGGAGCTCAATGCCCGCCTGATCCGCGGAAAGGCGGATCGTCTGATGGGCGTTCCTCTCCTGGGCGTAGAGGATCCCGATGGCCGTAAGGCGTCCGTCCACGCATTTCAGCTCCGCCCCCTCCATCCGCAGCAAACGGCTCAAAAAGGCGGCGCAGCTCTCGTCCTCCTGCTGGACATAGGGGATTTTCGTTTTCCCGTCCAGCCCGTAAATCCGGGATCCCATTCCGCTGCTTGCACCGCAGCTGCTCATGATCTCCTCCAGCGTTTTCCCGGCATAGCTCCGATAAATCCGGTTCCTGGCCGCGCAGGGCAGGGCCGTCGCCCGGATCAGAAACCTGCCGTCCGCCGGCAGGATGCTGTGCAGGTACATTTCGCCCGCGTCATAATCCTGGTGCGTGACGCGGATGCGGTCGTCTCGTTTCGGCTCCCAGCGGAACCATTTCCCCGCGTCCTCCATCTCAAGCTCCAGGCTGTCACAGCGTTCCCCCGCCGTATCGCGGACGACACAATGTCTCACCTGGACGTTTTTTGAGATGTCCGTGTTTTCATAAATGATTTTCATGCACTACCTCCGTAGGAAACGATTCCCCGATCGCTCCGCCGCCTGCCTTCCCCGCGCTCTTGCCTCCCCTGCAAGGGGAGGTGTCACCGCTCTCGGCTCCCCCCAAGGGGGAGGTGTCGCCGCTCTTGGCTCCCCCCAAGGGGGAGCTGTCGCCGCTCTTGGCTCCCCCCAAGGGGGAGCTGTCGCCGCTCTTGGCTCCCCTGCAAGGGGAGCTGTTATGGTCGCTCGCGGCCATGACTGAGGGGTCGGCGGTGCCGAAGGCTTGTCATTGCGAACCGGCGCGCATGCTGGTGTGGCAATCCGTTTCCCCGTCCTTTACAGATCCCGGAACACCACCCGGGTCACGCGGGTGGTTCTCCCGTTCCCGCTCAGACTGTCGACAAGGTTCTTGAAATACTGAATCCGCGCCGCAATCTCTCCCAGGTCGATCGCCCGGTATTCCCGGGATCCCACCTTGTAGTATTCGGCCTGCCCGCTGGCCAGCGCATACTCGCATTCCTTCCATTTCTGCAGCATGTCCCGGGCTTCCTCCAGCGTGTATGCGGACGTAAATGCCATACGCTCATCTCCTAAACCTGGATTCCCCGGCTCACAACGTGCCGCTGCTTTCGCCGGGTCTCCTCTGTTTTGCTGATAATGTGGCGCTCCTCTTCCCCGGAAATGACCCGCTCCAGCTCGTCGAAGTGCCAGTTGAAATATCGGTAAGCCGCCCGTGCGTAGTTCCGGCAGTCAAGCGGCTCGTTTCGCTCATAGATTTTTTCCCAGGCGACCACGCTCTGGCCGCTGCGGCGGTGGATCACCATCCGCTCGGACAGCAGGCCCTTGAAAAATTCCAGATCATAGCCCGCCCGGTAGTCCAGCGGGAAATGCATATAGCCCTTTCCCTCTTCCTCAATGCCTGCGGAATAGAGGATGGCTTCTTTCCCGGCGTCTACGCCCAGCACGAATTTCACGCCGTCTTCCTTGCCGCCGCTGCGCTTCATGGGGCGGCAGAGCTGCTTTCCTTCGCCGCCCTCGCCCTTGATCGGCCAGATCCTTCGGCTGGCCCGCTTGGCGCAGGCTTTGTAAATATCCTGGGTAAAGTGACCGCCGCTGTCGATGAAGGTCGCCAGGATCCGCATTCGCATCCCGTTTTGTAGCTTCCATTCCCGATCCAGCAGAGCGTCCACCTCTTCCCAAACGCCGGGTGCGTCAGCCCGTCCCGGAATGATGCCCCTGCTGATCCCCCAGCTCTGCTCATTCCGATCCCAGCCTACCACCTCGTATTCCAGGCGGTTATCCTGCGTGTCGATGCCCATGGTGAGCAGCAGCACACCGGGCGGAACCTCTGCGGTGTAATGCTCCCGCCGCTGAAACAGCTTCTCCACCAGGCCGTTGGATTCCCTGACCTCCCAGCTCTCCCCCAGGATGGTGTTGTAAAAGGTTTTCAGCTTTTCCGGATCCTTGTGCGCCTTCAAAAACTTTCGCACAATATCCTTCCAGTCAGACCAGGGCGACATAAAGGCGTTCAGGCGAAAAGACCGGATCCCGTTTTGGAGCGCTTTGGGGTTTTTGCTGACCCATTTTGCGGGCAGCCGCTTTGCCTCAAACTCCCCGATGTCCCGCTTGCAGGTCGGGCAGCGCCAGGTGACGAGCTTCACATGGAAGTCATCCTCGCCGCTGGCCGTTTTGTAATCCTCTTTCTCAAAGTGGATGTCCCCGAAGCGGATGAAGCTGTAGTGGTGACAGTGCGGACACTCCGTGTGCCACTCCTCCTGCGTTCCGTCCATGTAATCCCTCTCGATCCTGCTGCCGCCCTTGATGGTGGGCGTGGAGGTCTTGATGATCTTCCGGTTGTGGCGGAAGGTCTCGGTGCGTCGTTCTGCCAGCTCCTGCGGGTCGCCCTCTGTCCCGGCGCTTGCCGGGAAGCGATCCGTCTCATCCATGAAGATATAGCGTACCGGCTTACTGCTCAGATCCGCCGGGCTGTTCGCCCCGATGATGGCCAGGCTCCCGCCCGGGAAGGTTTTCATGGTAATGGTATTTGCCGCGTCACGGGCCCGCGCCTTGTAAACCTTCTCCCGCAGCGACGGACAGGCCGCGATCATCGGCGCAATGCGTCGCTTGGAGTAATCCTCCGCGACCTCCTTCGTCGGCTGGATATACAGCATCGGCCCCGGGTCGTTGTCAATGGCGCAGCCCATCATGTTCAGCTCGATCTCACTCTTGCCCACCTGGGCGCTGGCCATGATCACGATCTGCCAGATCCCCGGCTGCGTGAAGCTGTCCATGATCTCCCTTTGATAGGGCGCTCGATCCGTCCGCCACGCGCCGGGCTCTGCGCTGGCCTCGGATACAAGCACTCTGTTCTCGTCAGCCCATTCTGATACCGTCTGGGGCCGCGGCGGCTTCAGCATGGCGCAGGTATGCCGCCACAGCTCAGATAGCGCGCTCACGAGCGTTCACCTCTGTTCGTTCTCCTGTTCACTTCTTCTGCCGTTTTTCCAGCACATTCAGCATTGCGCCCCACATCGTGTGGAATCTGCGCAAGCTCATGTTCAGAAAATCGGGGATCGGCGTGTGGGTGATCATGGCCGCCGTGATTATTTTTTCGAGATACGCAGTCGGCCCGCCCGGGTCGACGCGCTGAAAAAAAGTGTTGCCAGCTGCACGCCCTCCACAGCATCCGTCACGCCGAGGCGGTCGATAATATCCCGCATGTCCACGCCGTCGGTCTCCTTGCTCGCCGCCTTCGCAAACAGAGCCAGGCCCTGCCGATAGGTGATGCGGAAAATCTGCTGGGCGTTGGGGTCGGTGTCCATCGCGTCGGTGTATTCCGTCCCGGTCAGCGCGGTAAAGTCATAGGGCAGCTCCGTGATCTCCTTCTCCCCCGCCTGGATCGGCGTTTCCAGCCGCAGACGGCCCTTGCCCGCGCCCATGGCCTCGTTGGCCTCCTTGCTTTTTTCGCGGATTTCCTCCACCCGCTCCAAAAACTGCTTTTTCATTTCCTCCCGGTCATGCTCGGTCGCTTCGTTCATTTTTTCGGCCTTCGCCTTGTCATTCATTTCATTTTTCATTTTTATCATCCTTTCCTTGTAGGCTCCCCTGAAAGGGGAGCTGGCAGCCCAACGGGCTGACTGAGGGGTTTTCCTTGGATGCTCCCCTGAAAGGGGAGCTGGCAGCCCAACGGGCTGACTGAGGGGTTTTCCTTGGAGGTTCCCCCTCTTTCTTGTCATTGCGAACCAGTGACCGATGTCACTGGTGTGGCAATCCGTTTCTCCGTCCCTTGCCTTCCTCCGGTGGACGGATCTTCGCTGCTTTACATTCTGTGCAGCGCGTCCCAGACCTCGCCGCCAGCTTCTCCGTCAACGGTCAGATCCTCGTAGCGCTGGAAGGTGATCACGGCCTTCTTCGTCTCGGCGCCGAACTTTCCGTCCGGCTTCTCTACGCCCCGGTCGTCCTTTTCGCCGCCGCAGCTGAGACCTCTCCCGATCAGCAGCCACTGCAGCGCCTTGACATAAGGCCCGCTCGCGCCCTGCTTCAGCAGCGGAAGAGGAACCTTGTAGCGGAAGTCCATCGGTACCGTTTTGGCCGGCGTGGGTGTTTCCTCTCCGGCGGAGGAACTTCCCCCTGTGGTTCCTGCGATCCGCAGGGTATCCGCGGCCTTGCTGCCGTTGTCCAGTCCACAGACGGTGTGCCCGCTGCTCACATAGATCATCCCGCGCACGCAGTAGGCCGAACTCCGGAGCAGCTCCGTGTTTTTGAGGATCACATAGCCGGCCTTGCGCAGCTCCGCCTCCATGGTGCGGGTCGTCCATCCGTTGCTCCCATAGCCCACTCCGGGCGCGCCGGATGCCACCGCTGCGCAGTTTTGGAGGCTGCTGCAGTCGCAGTTGCATTTGACCTTGATCCGAGCGAGATCAAAGCCAACCGCTTTTGCCTGTTGATACAGGGTGTTGCGGCTGTTCTGACTGTAGCCGATTTGGTCATTTGCGCACGCCGCCTCCACGGCGGCCGCGTGCCTCTCCCTCACGCCGGCGTCCGGGTGGATAGCGGCAAACAGCCACCCTCCGTCCCACCAGCTCCGGGTGCAGACCTCCCGGCCTGTCTGATCGCCAGCTGTCCCGTTAACCGTTCCGGTCTCCGCGATGCTCGCGTGTCCGATCCTTACGCTCATCTTGCTTCCTCCTTTTAGGCTCCCACGATGTAAGGAAGGAACCGTCCGGCTGCTTGGTGCGAACCTGTTTATACGGATGCTTAAACGCCCGCCCCGAGAGCAGTTCCTTGAACCCGCCCTTGACGATGTACCAGCATTGCTCCAGGTAGCCCACCTTGCGATACGGCACAGTTCATCCCTCCTTTCCCATCGCAGCGCAAAGCGCCGGGATGGAACCCGGCGCTTTGTCTATTTAGTATTAATTCAGCATGTTTTCCACAACGCTGGTGCAGTCCACCCCGTTGTAGCGGATCAGGCCGGCGGTGGCGTCCGCGATGGTCACGACCTTGCCGTCGATCTCCTCCTCATACCGCAGCACAGAGTATTTGTCCGTACTGCCATAGGGATTGCCCATCTCAATGCTGCCCTTCTGGGTGGACACGTGCACGCCCGTGATCCGAAACTTCACGCTCTCGTGCTCGATCTCGCCCTTGGCCACATTGTAGCGCTGCCGGACGGTGCGCACCTCGATCAGGTGCTTGCCGGGATCGGCCAGATACTTGCAGTTCACGCCGTTGTTGTGCCCGACGCCGAATTCCATGGCCTCCAGGTGGGTGGTGTTGGGCATGTCCACATCCATGGCCATGCCGGCGGCGCTGATAGTGGTGGTGGGGTGCTTGACCTCCGGAAGGTCGATCTTGGTCACATCCTCCACGGTGCGCTTGTTGTCGATCAGCCGATGCCCTTCTACGTTGTTGTAAACCTTCTGCGGCATAAAACTCCCTCCTTAGATCACGTTCTCGAAGTAGGTGACAAAGCCCTCGTCCGTCCAGTTGACGATCGCGGTCAGGCTCTTGGCCAGCGGCGTGGTCGTCACGTTGAACACGAAGGAGTAGTCGCCCTGCATGATGTCGCTGCGGGCGTCGGCGGAGGCGTTCAGGTGAACCTCGCCGTAGCTCAGCGCGCCGATCTTCTGCAGGGCGTCAAGCCTGGTCTGCTCCTCGGCCAGGATGCTCTGCAGGTCGTTCGCGCTCATGGGCTTGTCCACGTCGCTGGGCCGGCGGTGCTGGAAATCGTTGCAGATGTAGTAGAGCATCATCCGGTTGGTCTCAGCCACGTTGATATAGTCGCCGCCCTCCGCGCTGTAATCTGCGCTGTGGCAGCCCCAGATCGCCCAGCGGCCGCCCACAAAGGCCGCGCTTGCGATGCCGTTCTTGCACAGCTTCTCGTTGATCAGCGTGTCGTCATAGACGCGGCCGGCGGACGCGGCGCCCAGATACAGATTCTGGATCAGCGGGCAGGCGGTGTTGCTGGCCGTGCGCCAGGGGATGCCGTCCTGATCCAGCAGCAGCTCCTGGAAATTGGCCGCCGCCAGCACCGAAAGGTGATAGGTCTTCCCGTCCACGCCCTGCGCAAGCGGGAAGTAAACCGTCTCGTTTTCCCGGTTATAGTTGTTGCTGGCCTTCCAGGTCGCAGCCGTGGCCAGCGTGACGGCGGTCTCCCCGTCCAGGATCGGGAGATCCACAAACAGATAGGCGTCCCAGTGGCCGTTGATTTTGCTGCTGATCTGCGCCATCACGTTGTGCACCGCGGGGATGGAGGAGAAACCGGGCGCCGCCAGAAAGGCGGGGATGTGTCCGGTCTCCTGGTACACATTGGCGACGGCATAAAGGCCGGTGTTGAGACCCGCCCCGTCGGTGCTGCCGATCACATCGGAGGCCGCAACCGCGGTGGCGTCGATGGTGTAGTAGCTCACAGTCAGCGCGGAGCTGCCCAGGGAGCCGGCGGACAGCTCGGAGATCACGATGGTCTTCTTCTCGCTGTTGTAGGCGATGGAATAGTCCGTGCCCTTCACCTTGGCGGTCTGACCGGCCTTCACCGTCACCGTGTCCAGGATGATGCTCTCGGCATTCGCCACCGTGATTCTGCCGTTGGCAGGGGTGAGAGAGGCGGTGGTGGTCTCGCTGCTGCGGTGGGTCGCCGGGTTCAGGACGTTGATGAAAATCAGCGGGCCCACGCCCTTGTGCTCCAGGTGGACGTGCATCGCCTCGCACAGCGTGTACTTCGCCCAATCCTCGCTGTAGCCCAGCAGGTTCCGGGCCTCGGCGATGTTGTGCACCAGGATCGGCTTGTTGACCTTGTCGGCGCCGCCCTCCAGCGTGTGGACAGGCGCGGTGCCGATGTAAACGATAGCGTCCAGGCTCGTATCCGCCACGCGGGATCCCACCGGCTGGATCTTGCCATAGGCGCCATGCAGGTATTCAGACATTTTTTATACTCTCCTTTCATCTTTGGCCCCCTTGCCTAAAGGGGGCTGTCAGCCAAAGGCTGACTGGGGGATTCTTTTCGTCCTTGTCATTGCGCACCGTAGGGCCGAGCATTGCTCGGCCGTCTTGCCTCCCCCATTGGGGGAGGTGCCCAGTGCGCTCACCGGGCGGTGGGCTTATCCCCTCGTAGGGGCGATTCACGAATCGCCCGCGCAGACCGAAGGCCTGTCATTGGGAACCGTAGGGCCGATCAGTGCTCGGCCGTCTTGCCTCCACCCCTGGGTGAGGTGTCGCCGAAGGCGACGGAAGGGGTCTCCCCTCACTCCAGGTATTGCTCAAAATCCGGGTTGGGCCGTTCCTCAACGTAGCATCCGAAGCTCGCGTTCACAAAGCCGTAGTACATCGGCCTGCGGTCAACCACATAGCTCTGATCGGTGTAAAGGCTGTAGTTCATACTGGCCTCGTCCAGAAACAGATCCGTTTCGGGGATGATCCTTGCTCCAAGCAGCTTTTCCTTGCAGTCGTCCATCCAGTCCATCAGCGTGAAGAGGCCTGTTTCCGTCCCCTCCTGGAGTAGTCCCAGATCCATGCCCTTCCCGTTTTTCTCGGCGCTTTCCGCAAAGCCCGGCAGCCGCGTCCCCGGCTCATAGACACAGAACAGAATGCTGACGTTCAGCGTCTGCCCCAGCTCCTGGGGGCGGTGAATGCCGCTGTAACGGTCAAAGCGTCTCTCCTCCATGTTTTTCACCGTGGATTGGTTGGGCATGATGATGATGCCCGGCGCAATGCTCTCCGGCAGTGCCTCAAACAATCTCCCGGATTGGTCGAGCCGCGAGGGCGCCCAGGCCAGATAGCACTTAGGCTCCGTCAGCCGCATTTCCGCCAGATTCATGCCGCCGCCCGGTGCCTTCATGCTCCGCCCGGTGCAGAGCTCCCGTATCGTCCATTCCTTCAGCTTCTCAAGCCTTGCTCGTGTACGCATCACGGCCTCCTCACATCAGCTCTCTCGGGTCGCGCGCAGACAGCAGAATGTCCAGCATCCCCATGTTGTGCCCCACATTGACGACCCACATGGTTCGCCCGTCCAGAAACACTTGGGTATTGGGCTCCGGCTCCCGTCCGCCAGGCAGCTCCTCAAGCGGCGTGTGAAGCAAAATTTCCCGGGTGTTGTTGTCCCAGGAAATATCGTTCACGTTGTTGTTTTTTCGTTTCAGAGCATCTTCCTCGTCGGGCACGCAAACGATCTGCTTCCCGTTCCAGAAATGGGTTTCGGCAAAATGCTCCCGGTTCATGAAGACGCGCCCAATATCCGCTGCGATCCGATCCTTCAGCGACATGGCGTCCTCACTCCCCGCTGTCATCCTGAGCGGAGCGCAGCGAAGCCGAAGGATCCCCCTTGTCATCCTGAGCGGAGCGCAGCGAAGCCGAAGGATCTTTCCCGCCGTTTTTTCCCTTGCGCGGCTTGGCTTTCTCCTCCGCCACCGGCGGCGTCGGCACGGCCTCCCGCCTTGCGGTGCCCGAAAAACCGTTCGGGCTTTCGCTTTCCCTCCGGTTTTTCGACCGCTGCGGAAAAGCCGCGCCGACTTCTTCCGCCACCGGCGGCGTCGGCACGGCTTTCCCCTGCTCCACCAGACGGGCGCCGTAACTGTCGTTCACGTCCAGCAGCTTCCCGGTTTTGAGCTCGGTCACCTTCATTTGCTCTTCCCTCCCTCGCGCTTCCGGCTGCTGCTTTTCCGCTTGGCCGGGGCGGGCTTCTCCTGGGCGGGCTCCGTCACGATCCCCGCCATCACGTCGATCTCCTCCGGCTCGGCCTCCTCGTCGATCTCCTCCGGTGCGGCCTCCTCGTCGATCTCCTCGCTCTCGGCTCCCCCTTCGGGGGAGCTGTCATGACCGCTTGCGGTCATGACTGAGGGGGCAAAGGAAACGGAAGGGGTTTCCTCCTCGCGGGGATCGCCGTCCTCGGCAGCCCGCCCGCCTCCCCCATTGGGGGAGGTCTCGTCTCCGGTGTCAGAAGGCGTCTCACCCGCTGCAGGCGCAATCTCCTCGATCGCGCCCACCTTCAGATGCCATGCGGCATTGGGATCCTCCTCGATCACCTCACCCGGGCGGTACATGACGCCGTTCACGCGGACGTGGTGTTTGGCACAAAACATGGCGGCCTCCTTAGAGCACCGTGGCCACGGCCCAGGCGTCCACATTGAAGGGCACCACCGTCGGGTCGCTGGTCAGACGGTTCTTGATGCTGTTGCCGTCGATGCTGCCGTAGCGGAGGGGCACTTCCTTCTTGATGTAGGTCTTGTGCTGGGCGTTGGGGCCGGTCTCCTCCACCTGCGTAACCGGGCCGTGGGGCACGTTCAGGATGCCGTCGGCGCCGGCCAGCAGCGTGCCGCTGGGCAGGATGGGCTGCACCTGACCGTCGTCGTCCACAAAGGTGCCGCTCAGGGAGTACATCTCCACGCCGTCGCTGTTCCAGCCCAGGAAGCGCAGACCGCTGCCGCGGTACCGGGTGTTCAGCTCGCCCATGTTGATGTTGCGGCCGTCAAAGAGCCGGATATAATTGCTGTTGTCCCGCAGACAGGCGGCAACGTCCGGCGCCATCACCAGCTTGTCCACATAGCCAAGGCCCTCGTACACCAGATCAAAGATCTCGTGCATATCATCGTCGATCTTGGCGCCCGCCTGATCCCACTTCGTATCGGGCGTGAAGAAGTTGGTAAAGCCGTAGTCGGCCACCATGCTGGCCTTCTTGCTGCGGCCCTCGTTGGTGTAGGTGAAGATCTCCAGCTTGCCGGTCAGCAGCACCTGGCGAACCATCCACTCTCTCCGGCGCTGGATCGCCTTGCGCATATCCACCAGGTCGCGGGCCAGCAGCTTCTTCTCCCGCTCCTGGGGCGTCATCGCGCCCAGGACGCGCTCGCCGAACATCCTGCCCTGCAGGTTCTCGGCCTCGATCATGCGCTCCGGGGCGATGCAGCAGAAGCCGATCTCCCGGGTCTCGTAGCCGTCACGGCTCATCAGCACGCCGCCGGTACCGGGGTGCACCGTCGGTGCCATGCGCCGGCTGCCCTTCCGGTAGTCGTAGATGGCCTTGGTGTCCTCCACCGCGCCCGCGTCCCGGGCGAAAGTGTCAAAGAGGAAGCTGTATTCCCGGGGCAGCAGGTCGATTGCCGCCAGCTGCGCACGGGTAGAATAAATATCAAGAGGCATTTTTCATTCTCCTTTCATCTTTGGCCCCCTTGCCTAAAGGGGGCTGTCAGCCCTCTGGCTGACTGGGGGATATTCCCGATCAGGATCCGGTCACGTAATTGTCGAAGGTGCTGGTGCTCTCCATCGGGTCGAATACGATGCCCTGCATCCGCAGGATCACCTTGTGCGCCGCCGTCAGAGCCGCACCGGCGGCCAGCTTGACCGCCCCGTCCACAAAGCATCCGGCGCGGTAAGCCGCGGCGTCCTCGGCCACGGCGATCACGCCGGAAGCGGGGGCGCTCCCGGTGTCCACGTCCTCGTTCAGCACCGCGAGCTGGTTGGTGTTCACCACATTGGCCGCAGCCGCAGGCGACCACATGCCCGTCGCCTCCCGGTACATCAGGGTGCCGCGGGTAATCGCGCCGCTGCCGGGCTTGCAGGGGATGGAAATGACATCCGCGCCCTGGGGGTCGGCCAGCAGGTTGGAATAGCCCTTCTCGCCGATCACACTGTAAAGATCGCTCATTTTTTCTTCTCCTTTCATTTTCTTGCCTCCCCCTCCGGGGGAGGTGTCATCCGGCGCCTCACGCAAGCCGGATGACGGAAGGGGTTCCCATATTCTGCCTTCTCCCTGAGGGGAAGGTGACGCTTCAGCGTCTTTCTTAGAACATGCCGCCTTCGCTGCTCACGTAGTTCTTGGCGAACTCCGCCATGCTCTTGGCAAAGTCGTCAAGCTCCTTCTGCTCGTTGGCCTGGCCGCCGGCGGCCGCACCTGCGACCTCCTGGGCCGGATTGGTCTCCTCACGCCGCTGCTGCAGGAAACCGGCGCCTTTCTCCTTCATGGCCTGCACGATCTGCTTGTGGAAGTCCATGGCGGACGTGCCGTCAGCCTTGGCCTTCGCAGCCATCTTCTCGTAGCCGGGCGTGGTCATCGCGTCGATTTCCGCAAGACGCTCGCGCTCCGCCTTCACAGCATTCTGCTGAACCTGATCGAACAGGGCCGGGTTCTGCGCCTGAAGCTGCTCAGCGGTGAGTTCGTTGATCTCCATGGTTTTCTGTTCCTCCTCGTTTTGATCTATTTCAGTCGGCGCCCCGGCAACAGGAGTACCGTTACTGACCTCTTCTTGGCCCCCTTGTCTAAAGGAGGCTGTCAGCGCATCCGCGCTGACTGGGGGATTCTTTTCGTCCTTGTCATTGCGCACCGTAGGGCCGAGCATTGCTCGGCCGTCTTGCCTCCCCTCTGGGGGAGGTGTCGCCGAAGGCGTCGGAAGGGGTATTTGCTGAGCGCTGATCGGTGTTCCAGCGTGGCAATCCGGTTCTTTCCCCTCGTCCTTTACGGCAATCTGCTCCGGCACCGCCTTATACAGTCCCCGCATGACGCTCATCACGTCCTTCGATACGCAGGCCGCCGCCTGGCTCTCGCTGTTCCCCTCCGCGGCAAGCTCGTCGGCAAAGCCGTATTTTACCGCGTCCTCGGCGCTCAGCCAGGTCTCCGCGTCCATCCAGCTCTTGATCTGCTCCTGGCTCTGCCCGGTCTTGGCGGCGTAAAAGCCCCGGCTGCTTGCCTCAAGGCTCCGCAGATGCTCCACGGTCTTCTCCATCTCGTTGGCATTGCCCACCGCCCAGCTCCAGGGATTGTGGATCATGTACTCGCTCCCCGGCGTGATGATCACTTTTGCGCCCGGCAGCGTGGCCGGGATCGTCGCCGCGCTGGCGCACAGTCCCTCGATCCGGATGGTGATCGCCTCGAAGCCCGCTCCGGCCAGAATGGCCCGCATGGCAACCGCCTGGGTCACAATGCCGCCCGGGCTGTTGATGCGCAGCAGCAGCCGCTTGGCGCCGTCCGCCTTGATCTGCTTGATCGCCTGATCAAAATCCGCGGCGCTCTTATCCTGCGGGTATGCCTCTTTGTAATACTTGCTGTAGTCCGGCACGATCTCGCCGTACAGCATCACCTCGCCCTCGTCCGTTCCCGCGATCATACGCGGCGTGCCGGTCATCAGGCGAAAACAGTCTCTCTTCGGCATGCTTAATCCTCCTCTTCCTCTCCCGGATCCTCTCCGGTCGAATCGTCGCTTTTCTCGGCTCCGTCCAGCCCCATCTCCCGCATCACGGCAACCTCCCGCTTCCGCTGCCGCACATTGGCGGCCCAGTCGTTGCCGTTATACTCGCTGGCCTCCTGCTCCTGGGTGGTGATGTTGTTCCGGATCCTGCCCTCGGCGGCCTTGACCTCCTTCAGCGGATCCACATGGCCCATGTTGGCGCCTCTCCAGTCGCAGCCGCACCACGCCTGCCGCACCGCCGGGTCATCAAAAAAGCCGGGCGCTTCAATGCGTCCGGCAGCTACCGCCTCGGAAAGGAACTGCTCATAGATTGGTTGGTTGAACATGGTGTTGAACCGTGTCCGGTACACCCGCACCGTTCTCCAGAAATCCAACAGCGCCGCTCTTGCGGCGGTGTAGTTGGTCTCGTATTTCTTGATCAGCACTTCCTTCGGGATCCCCATGGAGGAGGCGATCACCATGATGGAGGTGTTGACAAAGGCTTCAAACTGGCTGTTGGAGCGCAGCGGATTGATGGTCTCGATCTTTTTCCCCGGCGGCAGATCGTAGATGGCGCCCGGCGCAAGCTCCAGCTTCAGCTCGTCGTCCGTCACCTTTTCCTCGTCGTTTACCGCGTCCTCCATGCCGGCCTTGCCGTCGTCCTCCTCGCTGATCACGAAGGCCGTCAGCATGGCGGAAACCACATTGGCCGCAAGCTCTGACTTCATGTACCGGTCAAACTGCTTCAGCGCTTCGATCTCCGCCGCGATAAACGGGATCCCGCGTCTCTGCTCCGGCCGCTCGTGGGTCATGATATGCAGGATGTTGGGAAAGCCGGTGTCCTTTCCGTAGGCGTCCACCGCCGTCCAGCTCAGCTCGCTGTTGTCATTGGCCGCAAGGGGGCTTCGGCTGGCGATGTGATAGCGCAGCACGGCGCCGGCCTTGTCGATCTCCACGCCGTCAATGATCCGCCCGCCGTTGCCGCTTTCCTTGATCTCGCTCTCCCCGCTGCTGTCCGGCGTGCAGATCCGATCCGCCTCCAGCAGGCGGATCGTCGTCTGATAGGGCGTTCGTTTATTCTCCGCCATGCCGAACAGGGCGAACACGTCCCCGCTCATCAGCATGGAGAGAAAGGCCAGCTCCTGCAGACCGTAAAAATTCTGTCGGCGCTCCGCGTCGCACATATTGTTCTCCGCCCAGAGCCGCCACTCTCGCAGGATCTTCCGTTCCGCTTCCTCCCTTGTTTCGTCGCTCAGTCCAAGGAAATCGCCGTCGATCTTGGGCTTCGGCATGATGCCCCAGCCTACCACCGAGGTCGTCAGCGTCTTCGGGCCGGAGCGTCCCAGGCCACCGCCGGCGTACAGGTCGCGGGCCCGCTGCCGCAGCATGGAGGAATACTGGTCGATATTGTCCTCCGCGTTCCCGGCCTCGATGATCCATCCGATCATGCTGTTCAGCGTTCGGCTTGCGCCGTGCTGACCATAGCTCATTTTGGCCGGGCCGGCCTTCCGTCCCGGCTCCTGGGCGGCTTGTTCCGCCTCTCTCTCCAGCCGCTGCCTGTATGCTGCATTCCCCTTCCTGGGATTCAGCAGGAAAAGCGCCCGCTCCCGAAAGGTGGGTTCGTTACTCATATCATCACTTCCTCTTATAGCCTTACCATCCTTGCCTCCCCTGCAAGGGGAGGTGTCTGCGCAGCAGACGAAGGGGTTTTCCCGTAGGGGCGACCTGTGGTCGCCCGCTCTTGCCTCCCCCTCTGGGGGAGGTGTCGCCCGGCGTCTCACGCAAGCCGGGTGACGGAAGGGGTTCTCCCACGTCCGCCGTCTTGCCTCCCCGCGCTGTCATTGCGAACCAGCGCGCACGCTGGTGTGGCAATCCGTTCCCCCCGCTCTTGCCTCCCCTGCAAGGGGAGGTGTCTGCGCAGCAGACGAAGGGGTTTTCCCGTAAGGGCGACCTGTGGTCGCCCGCTCTTGCCTCCCCCTCTGGGGGAGGTGTCGCCCGGCGTCTCACGCAAGCCGGGTGACGGAAGGGGTTCTCCCACGTCCGCCGTCTTGCCTCCCCCGCACTGTCATTGCGAACCAGCGCGCACGCTGGTGTGGGGTCTGCCCTGCGGGTGCAATCCGTTCCTCTCGTCTTACTCGTCTTCCTCGCCCTCGCTTGGCTCGGAATCTCCCTCCGCCGCGTACTCCGGCAGCGGCGTATCTGCGAGGCCGTTCAGTACGCCCCGGATCTCCGCGTCGATGATGGCGGCGATCTGTTCGGTGTTGTCCATCATTTTCAAGGACGGAGCCAACTTGCTCGGCAGGCGGATCAGGTTCTGCATCACGGTGTTGGCAATATCGCCCCACAGCCGCTTCACGTCCTGCACGTCTACGAGTTGCCCCCGCATCCGGGCAACCTCCAATTCGGTCTTCTGGGTCTTTACTACCTCATGCCGCGCCTTGACCACATCCAGGTCGTCTACCGCCTCGACCTCGCAGTCCACGTTGTAGGCGACCCAGCGCTGAACAAAAATGGCGAGGTCGTACTTTCCGCCCTCGCCTGCAACAAACAGTTTTTTCTCTTTCGGCAAATCCCGGTCTATGTCGTGGAGCCGCCGATAGGTGTAGCCCGCTACCGTTGCGAGCTCTTTCTTTGTCAATTCCATCTCGGAGCCTACCTTCCGTGCGCGATCTCCCACTGGATCTCGTGCTCCATTCGGTTCTGCATATAGGTCATAATATCCCTCTTCACGTCTTGCTTGGATCGGTTCATCGGCATTTGCGGGATGCCGATGCCGGAAACCCTGACGATGGGGAGCCTGGCCTTGCCTTTTCTGGTAAAGGTCAGCCCGCCCAGCCTGGAGCCCAGGTTCCGAAACGGCGGCATGTCGCCCTGATCCTCCATTTTTGCGGGGAGCGTACTCTGTCCGGATTTCACGATGCGCGCCTTGACCCGGTATTTCCGTCTCAGGCTCGCCCAGCCATGGGCGCCGCCGCTGGCGGCAAAGCCGCTGCCGATGTTCTTCCGCGGCGCCCGGATGGGGATCGTGCAGCCAACCCCCATTACGCCGCTGCTGAGCTTCGGGTTTTTCACCGCTTCCCCGATCTCTCGCGGCCTTGCGTAATACTGACGCGGCAGATCCTTTTTCAGGATCTGTCTCACATGGCCTCCGGTTCTCCGAAAAATACGGGCCATCACCTGCTCGACGCGCTGCGGCGTCAAAACTTCGCGCAGCCGCTTGATCTCGTCGTTGAGCTCGCTTGCGTCGATTTCAAGGTAAACCCCACCGGCCATATCATCACTTCCTTGCAGTCTCCCCGTAGGGGCGATTCACGAATCGCCCGCCCAGGCCGAAGGCCTGTCATTGCGAACCAGCGCGCACGCTGGTGTGGCAATCCGTTCCCTCGTCCTTTCCGGGTATAAAAAAAGACGGGCAAGCAAATCTTGTCCGTCTGTCCCATCTCTGGCGATGGTACCATGTTATCACATCGGCCTTGCAATTTCAACAAGTACTTCAGAATTGCCTCCCTCATGTGCCGCCCTGTGAGCCGTCGGAGATCTCGCACTCCTGCGTATTTGCGATTGACGCTTCTTTTTCCTTCACCCATTTCAAAAATGTCCTGTGAGAAACCCCACAATATTCATGTGCCGCGACGCGAGATCCTATGTAACCGGCTTTCCAGTCCGCATAGGCCTGCTCGAATTGAGGCGGAATCGGGATAGGCTTACGGCCAAACTGCACGCCACGCGCTTTTGCGGCTGCAATCCCTTCGGCCTGCCGCTGCTTATTAAACTCCCTTTCCGTCTGGGCCACGTAGGAAAGCAACTGCAAAACAATGTCTGAGATTACCTTTCCCATCAGATCTTTTCCGCTTCTGGTATCCAGCAGAGGCATATCGAGGACGACGATGGCGCACTCCTTTTTCTCGACCAAGAAACGCCACTGCCACAGGATTTCGTCATAGTTTCGGCCAAGGCGGTCAATGCTCTTGATGAAAAGCACATCACCAGATTTAAGTTTCCTCACCATTCGTTGAAATCCTGGTCGTTCAAAGTCCTTCCCAGACTGCTTATCCAGAAAAATGTTTTTCTCCGGGATCCCCTGCTCCTTCATGGCGATCATCTGCCGGGCTTCGTTTTGGTCGATGGATGATACACGAACATAGGCGTATTCAGCCATCCCTTACCCCTCCTTGCTGTCTTCCCCAAGCTGGTACCGTTCCGGCCACTCCACCTTCGTCATGCGCTCTGCCTGCTCGATCCGGCGTTTCGTCCGCTCATACGCTCCTCTGGTCATGGCCAGGGCGTCCCGGATCTCCCGATCCGGTCGGTTCATCACATATTTCAGCGTCACCAGACTCCGCATCTGGACGCTGGGGATCTCGTTCAGGATCCGCTCGGCAAGCCGCAGCTGTGTGACGTAATCCGTATAGGCGGCCACCTCCTCCCGGCTCAGCTCGTCCATTGCCGCAATGGCGCTGTCAAGGCCCTTTGGCCCCCCGCCGCCCGGCATACCGGTCAGGCTCTGGGTCATGCGGGTCAGCCGATCCTTTTGCCACTGGCGCCGCTGCTCCGCCTGCTTCACGCCCTGCATGCAGCCCATGACCTCCTGCAGGATCGGAATATCCAGATTGCGGATCACAACCGGCTGCCGCCGTTTCTCTGACAGGGCTTGTGCGTCCGGGCCGTTAATGCGGATCGTCCTTCCGTCCTCCGCCGTGAAAACGTAGTCCACGAACCTGCCGTAGCCGTTTTTTCCGGTGGCCACTGCAGCGCACCGCAGCCGCAGACTGTCCCCTTTGCTCAGGCTCTTCCCTCTGTCCTGGGGAAGGATCAGCTTTTCCCCGCTGGGCAGCGCGAATACAGCCAGCTCCCCACCGCCCATCGTGTCGCTGCACACAAGGATCAGCACGTCGCCGGGCTGGAGCTCGTCCCGGTTCTCATAAGCGCGGATCTGTTCCGCTCTGATTTCCTTTTCGGTCATGACGCCGCCCTCCCATCTGTCAGCCGCATTCGCTCGGAAATTGCCGCCAGGCTCTCTCGAATCCCCGGCGGGATCATGGCAAGCTCCTTCTCCCGGCTCTGCTGCGCCCGGTAGCTCCGGCGGAAATTGGAGGCCACCACGCTCTGCACCGTGTCCGCGTCCATCATCGCCCATTCCCGCAGCTGCTCCGGCGCGCCGATGGCCTTCTGCACGGTCTCCGGCAGCTTCTGGTATTCCCTCTCGTAGCCGTATAGACCGTTCTTGCAGGCTTTGGACACCATCGACCAGGCGTCCGCCTCGCTCAGCTCCTCCGTAGCCGTCAGCATCCGCATCTTCTCCCGGATTTGGCCGATATTGGGCGCAAACTGGATGCTCGTTTCCAGCAGCAAACGAACCGCAGTATAGACCAGGTTGTAATCGTCTCCCGCAAATTCTTTGATCCACAATTCCAGCTTCAACGCAAATTGTCTCTCGTCGAGCTTGGCAAAGGAGTGTGGGTATTCTCCCTGGATCAGGGTCAGGATTTCCGCAGTTTCTTTTTCTGTCATGTGCCTTGCCTCCTGTTCTGCAGCACGTCCATGAAGGTCATGCTCTTTCCCGCCTGCTGCGCTCTGCCGGTGGATTTCCCCTCCTTGGGCTCCGGCGTCGGTTCCGTCCACCCCTTATTTTTCAGCCACTTGGCCGCACCCGGCATAAATCGGCCTTTCGCCGCGGCCTGCTTCTGCGCCGCTTCGATCAGCACCTCCGGCGAAACACCGCTTTGGAGCACACCGAGGTATTCGTAATACGCCTCCTGGATGTCCCCATACTTCACAGGGAAGGCCGCCCAGAGCGCCTCAAAGCCGTCGTCCCCTTTCTTCTCGCGCCTGGTCGCGGACGTACCCCCGTGCAGCAGCGAAGAAGGCTCTTCCAAACCGTCGGGAGATTCCGGGCTGCTGCCGTTCTCTTCCTCCCGCGCGTGCGCGGTATTTCCATTCGTTTCGGATTCGGATTGGGATTCGGATTGGATTGGATTACGGGGGCATTTGCTATCATTTGCTATCAAGTGATTTTCTTGGGTGTCATCTGATGGCAAGCTGTCGCAAATGCCGACCGGCGCCGGGTATTTGCTCTTTTTTGCGCGGATCTGCTGATGCTTGCCCCAGGTTTTCATCTGCAGGAAGGGCTTTCCGTCTACCTCGTAGAGGATCACCAGTTCCGCAGAGGCTAACGCCTCCAGGGCGGCCTCAATTGTTTCCACGCGAACGTCCTTTAAGGGGAAAAGCTTAGATTTCAAGATCTTCGCACGGGCGTCCATGCGCCCGAAGTCGTCACAGTTCACGATCAGCCGGTAGAACACAGTTTCCTGAAACGCGTTCAGTTGCTCTACCTCTTCACTGGTACAGATACTTTCCTTGATAATGCGATTTGGCATGGTGTTGGCCTCCTGTTTTCTGTCATTGCGAGGAGCGAAAGCCCATGGCCGGTGGCAATCCGTTCCCCTCGTTCTCTCCGTAGGGGCGGCTAATAGCCGCCCGCTTGCCTCCCCCGCTCCGTCATTGCGAGGAGCGAAAGCCCATGGCCGGTGGCAGTCCGCTCCCCCGCTCTTGCCTCCCCGGCAAGGGGAGCTGTCGCCGCTCTTGGCTCCCCTGCAAGGGGAGCTGTCATGGTCGCCCGCGGCCATGACTGAGGGGTCGGCGGTGATGAAGGGGTGTCATTGCGAGGCCCTTCCGGGGCCGTGGCAATCCGTCCCCCGTCCTTGCCTCCCCCTCCGGGGGAGGTGGCCGAAGGCCGGTAGGGGGCATTCTCCCTGTCATCCTGAGCGCAGCGAAGGATCTCTCTCCCCTCCCGCGTCCTCCGCGGTGGGGAAGCGCTTATGTTCCAGATAAAACCGCACCTGATAATAAAGGCTCTTGACCTCATGCGGCGTCCCGGGCCGGTGCTTGGCAGCGCAGATCCGGCATCGCCCCGGCCCTGGAGCGATCACCCGGATCCTGCCGTCGCTGCTCATGTCTGCTTCCCCCGCACGCGCAGGATCGTCAGCCCGAAATAGTCCTCGATCCGCACGATGCGGCTCCGTCGCAGCTCCGGGTGCTCCTGCAGGATGCGTCCCAGCTCGTACTCTTCTCCGATCCGGACGCCGTTCTGATCCTCGGGATCCTGCAGCACATAGACCCGATAGCCCTTCAGCCGGAACCCGCTGCGCCGCGCCATATAGCCCAGCGTTTTCCCTTCAAACTGTTTCATGCTCTTGCCTCGTCTTTCTCGCTTTCGCGCGCTCTCGCATCATATCCGCCCGCAGACAGCCGCAGGAGCGCACCTTCCCCGCGCGCAGGTTGGAGCCCAGCACCCATCTGATATTCCCGCAGCCGCCCAACTCAGGATCACAGAGGCAGCGCCAAACGGTATCCATGCTCTCCGGGCTGTTGGGGGATCGGTATTGCCCTTCCCGCTCTAATACGCGCAGCCGCCCGAAGGCTTTTCCGGTCAGATCAATCAGCTTTCCCATGTTTCCTTGCCTCCCTCTCGATCCGCTGGATACACAGCGGGCAGTAGTCGATTTCGCCGCCGACCCTGGTCGCGCAGCTCTCGCAGATCGGCCGGTCGCAGGTCAAAGTGACATTCATGGGCTTCTCCCAGGGCCAATAGCCGGCGCCGGGGATCCGAACTGTCCGCGGCGGATGCCCGCACCAGTGTTGCCGCCCGATCGGCGCGTCACACAGCCTTGTGGCGCGCCTTTTCCGGCAGAAGGGGCAAAGCTCCGCACCCTGTGGGAATTCGATAATTTCGGCCATGAATCTATCAGATTCCTTCCCGTGTCATTGCGAACCAGCGCGCACGCTGGTGTGGCAATCCGTTTCTTCCAATCCTACGCCTGAACACGATATTCGTTCTCCAAATACCGCACGTCCAGGCTCTTGACCTCGATCCTTTGCCCGCTTGCCATCGTGAGCGCGACCCTCTGTTTTCCCCGTAGCTCGTTGGCAAGCTCCACCATACGCAACACAGTCTCGATGATGTAGGTCTTTCCGTCCTCCATCCCGACCTTGAAAAACCGCGTTCCCCTTGCCGGCCGGCGAAAAGCCACTCCGTAGGGGCAGCTACCAGCCGCCCGCTCGTCCTTGCTTCCCCCGCTGGGGGAAGTGGCCGCAGGCCGATAGGGGGATACTTCCGTGCTGTCGAACAGGCAGTATTGCTCGCTCATGTGGCACCCGCCTTTCCCGGCCGCGGGCATTCCTTAGTCCCGCGCAGATTCGCCCAGCTTATGGGCACCCACACGAGATCAGACCGGCGCCACAGTTCCCGCGTCAGCTCCGCCCGGTAACAGCTCTTCGGGCACCCGCTGTCACAGTCCGCACAATGCGTCGCGTCATGGTTCATACGCCACCCCTGTCATTGCGAACCAGTGACCGTGTCACTGGTTCGCAATCCGTCTCCTTGTAGGGGCCGACGCCCTCGGCGGCCCGCTCCTTGCCGGCACACTCGCTGCAAAGGTCGTCCTCGACCCAATAGCAGCTGTGCGGCATGCAGGCGTTATCATCCGTGCACCCGCAGACGCGGCAGCGCCTCTGCGCATCCAGAGCCTTTTCCAAAGCCGGCATGTGCATGATAACGGACGCGTCGCGGTGTATGGCAGTCGGCGCTTCGGCAACCAACCCGAGCATATAGTAGTAGATGTCAGAAGGCGTCGCTCCGGCCGTCCAGAACGATTCCGCTTTATCCTTGTGCTTGACGTATATCTTGGTTTCTTTAGCCCATGCGGCGATTTCCCGGATGATCTCCGTCGCGCGCTTGGGAAACTTGGGGATCCCGGTTTCGGTGTTGACGCTATCAATCAGCTCAACCATCAGATCAGGGAGCTCTTCTCTGCTTCTCATCCCTCGTTACCCTCCAGCCTTGCACGTAGGCGCATAACTTTGAATCCCCTGCGCTCCCGCACCTTGTCCTTGATCTCATAGATCATCTTGAGCTGATCCAGCATGATCTCCACATCTGCCACCTCGTCAGCGATCTGTTCGATGTTATCTTTCCCGCGCCAGTTTTTACAGAGTTCCTTCTGGAGCTCGGACATCTCTTCAAAGACCATCATCACCTGGGCCTGATTTCCCCACTTGGCAATGGCCGCTGCGAAGATTCCAGCCTCCTCCATAGAGGTGGTAATGGTGCCACCATTGGTGAGGACATAGAGCTTGTTTTGCAGGTCTGCAATAATGGCAGCTTGTCCGTTTGCCGTTTTGATAAGATTTGATTCGCTGTCGAGCAATTTTTCTATTGCTTTGACAGCATCACTAAAAGCAGAATTGTCGGAATATCTGGCGTGCCATTTCAGCCGATCAATCAATTCTTGGTACATTTGTGATCCTCCTCTTTTGGCAGAATGGAAAGGTCAAATCTGCTGTCGATAAAGCGAAGCGTCTTTTCGTGGTTGCAGGCGTTCCCAAGGTAGGTATAGATTTCATTCATTTCTTCCTGCGTGAAATCCGTGCCGAGGAAACTGTTTATCCCATTCAGGTGGTATAACCGCGACCAGGGATAGATACTCTTGGCAGCCTCGCGGGAGAGCCATTCAAGGATTTTCGCTTCCAACTCCCGCTCGTTCTCCACACCATCCAGTCGAAAATAGCTGTTGCGCTTCGGATGGATAATAAGCTCGTTATACCGGTTTACGAACATCAGGGGAAAAGCAGCAGCAAGCCGCGTGCGGATCTCCGCGTTATCGTATACGCTCACTCCTCGTCAACCTCCTCCATCCAATGATGCACAATGCAGTCGTCACAGCTTGCCCGCTCACAGTAATGCAGCGCCGGGCAGTCAGTCTTTCCGTAGTCCTGATACGCCTTTTTGAAGATGCTCTCAAAGTCTGGGATATTGCCCGCCCGTGTAGGAGCCAGCAGCTTCAGCGCATGGCCCAGGTAGCCCCAGGGGTCATAATCCCCAAAGACTTCCGCCGGGGCGTTCGGCTCCATCGTGTCGTCGTCCAGAATGCCGACGGCCACGCTGCCGCCCTCCGGATCGGCCTCAAACCTCGCCGCAGATTCCTCCACGACGTTCCCATTTTCATCAATCCGCCGCCGTCCGAGGAAGCAATGCCCTTTTGCAAGAAAGATCATGCTTCGCCCTCCTCAAACGGGATCCCGCGCCCCCGCTCCATTTCCGCCCGCAGGCTGTCCTTTATGTAGTAGGAATACCCGTTCTCCTGGCAGATCAGCTCCGCCGCCACGCCGAAGCGCGGCCAGTCAATGCTTGACGGGTGATAGTTCAGCTTCCCGATTTTGTAATGATCCACGTAGTCTACGCGCAGCGTCAGGAAGCGCAGCACATTCGGAACGTAAAGCACCGGCTCCATGGAGATCCATGTCCTGATCCCGCGCTGGTGCGCCCGCTCCAGCGCCGCGAGGCGCCGGATCACCGGCACGCTGTTTGGTTCGCTCTCCGGCCCTTCCTCAAAGGAAACTTGCGGATAGCCTGCATACGTGATCCCATACCAGTCTCCGGAATCCAGCAGGTCAAAATCTCTGCTCCCGTCGCCCTTGGTAAGAATCTGTACATGGTTCCCGTGTTCTTTCAGAAGCTGGATGATCTCCCGCGTTGCCGTGCTGTCATAGCCGGTCGGATAGGGGTCGCATGTAAAGCAAAGGTGAATGAGCTTCCCTGTGATCTGCTCCTTCTCCAGCTGCTTGCGTACTTCCTCCACGATGCCCGGCCGCGGCTCCACGTGGGAGTGAAACAGTTCCTTCTCCCGATGCATCACGTTCGGCGCGAAGCAGTAATAGCAGCGGTGCGGGCAGCCGGTGTAGATGTTCAGCGCCAGGTCTCCGTATTCCCTGGCCTTGCCCTTCGGCTCATAAATCGGTGGTTTCATTCCCGCTCCTTTCCGTAGGCTTCCTTGACCTCTCGCATGATTCCTGCAACACTGTATTCGCCATAGGCTATATAACAAGTGATTGCCTGTTCCAGATTGTCGGCGTTCTCTGCATTTGAGGGGACATGATCGGGCTCAATGCACATATCATCGAGCACCTGCATCACAGATCGAAACGCCGCGTCCGCTTTGATTTGAGCCTCTCTGGCACGGTTCAGCAGGTTTTTGAGCAGGTTGAAAACAAGCTCGTCGTTACACTCCTCCGTTGTCATTTCGCTGATTGGCTTTTTCATGGTGTTGGCCTCCTTTTAGTCTTTTTCAAAGATTGAATACTGTCGCGCCGGCGGCTCGAAGTTCATCCACAGGCATTCCACGCGCGGCCTTCCCTTTTGGTCGGTGCTGGAGATCGTCTCCTTGTGCCAGTCCGAAAGCACTTCCTGGTAAAGCCCGCTTTCATATCCGCTCAGGAGCACAGGCCCGGGATGATCCCGCAGGGCCTCCAGCAGCTTCACATGATCCGCATCTGTCATTTCGTGACTGTATTGCTGCCGTCCGCATCGGGTCTCCATCAGATACGGCGGGTCTGCATAGATCAGCACATTGGGAAAGTAAAACCGCCGAATCACCTCCACTGCCGGGCGGTTCTCGATCTGTACGCCCCGCAGCCGCTCCGCCGCCTGCCGGATCACATCAGGCAATGCGCACCATTGACCGGCTGCGTATGCTTTTTCCCGGCCTTGAATGTCTATCTTCCATCCAACCTTCTCTCCTGTCATGCGGAACCCGTGGCCCATCTGCATCTTGACCAGCATCTTGACTGCCCGTTCCAGACTATCCTTTGACGGCTGAAACGCCCATTCGTATACATCTCGGGCGTAAGGCATAAGAAAGACCTGCTGCGCCAGTTTCTCCGGGTCTTCCCGGATCCATCGGAAGAGATTGACCACATCCCCGTTCAGGTCGTTGACAGTCTCAATGTTACTGCGCGGCTTGTTAAACAGCACCGCCCCGCTCCCGAAGAAAGGTTCCAGATAGCTGTGATGCTCGGGGAAGAAGCTCACGATCCACTCCGCGATTCTCCACTTGGAGCCGGGGTATTTGAAGATGGCATTCATACTCACCGAAACACCACCTCCGTGTCGTGCTCCTCCTTCATCGCCCGGCGAATATCCGGATAGGAGACGTAGCCCTTTGTGATGCTGTCCATGAGATACTTGATCTCCTCATTGAGCACCTGCACGTCCTCGTCCGGTGCGTCGTGCCTGTCCAGCAGGATCCAGAGCGTCAGTGTTGCCATGAACTCCATGCCGTCCAATCGTCCCTGCTCTTGCGCACGGTCAACGTCCGCCTGGGTGCGGGGGATTTTCTTCGGGTTGGTTCTCTTGCTCATGGTCATACTCCTTTATCGTGCTTGAGGATCCAGACGATGATGTCATAGAACGCCTTGCACACCGCCCAAAGGATCCGATCTCTTGTGGACTTCTCCAACTGTTCCCGGAAAGCATCGCCCAGACGAATCATCCCGTCCTCCATGCTCTGCGCATCCTCCAGCAGACGCTCCCTCATACCGCAACCATCCTTTCCAGCTCGGCCATCGTGTGCAGCTCCACCGCCCACTCGGGGAGATTGGCTCGCACCACCGCGCTCGCCATCTGCGGGCACACCGCGTTCCCGCAGCGCGCCACCTGGGCGCTCTTGGGGTACGGCTTTCCGGTATAGTCCCGCTCGATGATGTAATCCGGCGGGAAGCCCATAGCCGCGTACAGCTCCTTCGGCGTCAGCATCCGCATGGTGATGTCCGAGAGGTAATACCAGGCTCCGCCGATGCGCAGCAGAAGGATCTCGTCGTCTGCGAGGGTGTAGCCGCAATACTTGTTCAGCAGCGCCCGGATCTCCGGCCAATACCCGTAGGGGCGACCCTTGCGGTCGCCCGCTTCGCCTCCCCTGCAAGGGGAGGTGTCGCCGCCGTCCGCGGCGGTGACGGAGGGGTATTTCTCGATCCGCACCGAGGCAAGGCCGAATTCTCCCGCGCTCGCGGTGATCGTCCGCAGAGGCTTTCCCAGGCTCTGGCCGATGTCTTGGCCCTTGAATACCATCATGTGGGAGGCCACCAGACTGTGCCGCGGCTCAACCGTGATCGTGGAAAGCGGCTCGTCTGCTCCGTTCCCGGGGCATTTGTAGCCGCCGGCAAAATACTTGTCCAAGTGCACCGCGGTCAGCGCCTCCCGGTCGTGCCCGGTGACGGTGTGCATCGGGTCTCGGGGATCCAGTGGATTTCCGTTGCCGTAATACTCCGTCAGATGCGCGGCCGCGAGGCCGTAGCGGTTGGAGGCGTCCACCGTTGGGAGAGGATCCGTAGGGGCCGACGCCCTCGGCGGCCCGTAGCTTTCCGCTCTGTCATTGCGAGGGCGCTCCGCGCCCGTGGCAATCCGTTCCTTCTCCGTGTGATACTGCATCAGATTGGCCGCCGCCAGCACCTGGTTTCCTGCCGTCGTGATGGTATGTACCGGCTGATCTGCTGGGGAGCCTACGCTGTGATGCGTGTTTGGGAAGCTGTACGGAGCCACCAGCGGCTCCACCAGATGCTGCTTGCCCGTGGAGACCACCGTCGGCAGCGGCGCGTTAATGTCATGCACCCGCGGCGCCTGCCCGGCCCGCTCCCCGTAGCCCACGGGGATCAGGAACGGTTTCCCGCTCTTGATGGTGAACTTGTCCACGCCCCGGATCGCCCGGCGCTGGGTGTTCTCCGCCAGCGGCCGCACCACGTTGACGCCGTATTTTTCCTTGATCTCCTTCTTGGTGGCGAAGATTGAGTACATGGGCAGGGAGAAGTCGATGATCTCAGCTGCAGCGCGCCAGGGCTTGCACTTCCCGTCGCGCACCTTCCAATGATCTTTCGGCGCGTGCGTGCGCTCCGGCCAGACGATGGGCTTTGTGTCACTTCGCGCGACAAGGACAAAGCGTTTCCGGGTGGTCGGCGCACCGTAATCGGCGGCAACAAGCTCCCGGTATTCGACGTGATAGCCCAGATCTTTGAGCTGACGGAGCCACTTCTTGAAGGTCTGTCCCGCCTTTTTCTTGACAGGCTTGCCCTTGCGCACCGGCCCCCAGGTGGTGAACTCCTCCACGTTCTCCAGGATGATAACCCGCGGGCGTACCGTGCCCGCCCAGCGCAGCACGATCCACGCGAGGCCGCGGATCTTACGATCCACAAGGGCGCTGCCCTTGGCCTTGGAGAAGTGCTTGCAGTCCGGGCTGAACCAGGCCAGACCCACCGGCCGCCCCGCGCAGACCTCCACCGGGTCAACGTCCCAGACGGACGCCTGCAGGTGCAGGGTGTGCGGGTGGTTGGTCTTGTGCATCAGAATCGCCGTGGGGTCGTGGTTGATGGCGATCGTCACCGGCCGCCCGGTGGCAAGCTCAATGCCTGTCGAGGCCCCACCGCCCCCGGCGAAGTTATCGACGATGATCTCGTCTAAGAGATTGATTTGAGCTCGTTGTGTGATGCCGATTTCATCGCTGTTTGAAAACTTGTAGTACGTAGCCCCATCGTCCTGTACAAATTCTGCTTTGATTCCTCTCATGGTATTGGCTCCTGTCGTTCATGAAGATTGATTTGTGCAGTCATAATCCATCCTCGAATAAGCTGATATTTTGTCCCACGCCGGCGGCCTCGTCCGCCTCTTGGGCGGCGCGTTCCCGCTCTATGCGTCGGATCTCTTCCGGCTCCAGGTGCTTTTTCACTCGGTGTTTGTCCAAGGCAGATAGGTTTTGATAGCCTTCTTGGCGGATCTTCTTCTCCGCCTTCGCCCGGTTCTGCTTTTTCAGCTCGTCCCGATGCTCCCGTTTGGCCTGTGCTGCTGCGGCCAGATCGTCGGCGGCGTGGTGGATCTCGATGCCGTCCGCCAGATCCTTCAGATCCTGCTGCAGATCCCGCCCCGCCTTGGCCTCAGCGCGGATGTTGAAAACCTCTACGCTGTCGATTCTGCCAAAGAAAAGGTCTATATGATGTCGCATGGTTTCGTGCCTGGTGATGTCCTCCCTGCAGGTCTTGGCGATCACCTCGCAAAGCGTAAGGGAACAGGGTTTCTTCAAAAACTTGATCCCCTTCGTGATGCTCGCCCGCTTTTCGTCGGGAAGAAATCCGTCTCCCTTGACCGTCCATTCCACCCGCACATCGTAAAACACATTCCCGCGTTTGCCAGATAGCTCCTTGCCCAAGATCTTGCAAGTGCTGCAGCCCATTTGAGTGCAGTACATGGGGTCGTAAAACGCGCTCCATTCGCCCGTCGAGCGGTTGTAGCGGCTTTGCTGTTGGCAAACACGCCCGCCGCGCGCCTGGGAAAAAGCCTCCCAGCGCTCCTCCTTCAGCCTGTCAGCCTCGTCGAGTATGCGCCGTGCGCTCTGCTCATAGCAAAAAGGCTTGTCCGTCTCATGCAGGGCGCAAAAGTGCAGGTTTTCGTAGTGGCATCCTGCATGTACGCTTTCCAGCAAAGGGTCGTTATCCGGGCATGGTTCCGTCCTGCCGTAATAGGGGCAAAATGTGGTGATGGAGTCGTTTTCTTCTGTCCATTCCACGCCCATAAAGGACATGTGCCCGCTGTAGGAGAGTTCGTCTCTTCGGTACAGCAATCCGCATGGTGTCTCAAATACGACATCTCGTCGGCTCTGTGGGTGGTATTCCCATCCGCCATTCCATTTGTTCCACGGCTTCATCCCCGGCGGCGTCTGATCCTGTGTCCAGCCCTCGGCAAGCAGCTTTTGGCTGATCTTGTTGATCTCGCTCATAGATCCGGCAGCCCGGGACAGGGCAGCAGGCCGAAGTGCTTTTGCATCGTCTCCCGCAGCTCCTCCGGCGTCACGTCGTACTCCTTGGCGATGCACTTCTCGCAGACGATATGCTTATACCCCAGGGCGCGGGAAATGCGCTTGTCCCAGGAGTTGGTCTCCTCCGCGCCGCATACCGGGCACGGGATCTCATACCATTGCAGTACCGGCATCGTGGGTTCCTCCCGCAGCGAGCTCCACCGTGTGCATTTCCTCCGCTACAATGGCCATGACTTCCCCGGTGGTAACCGTGCGCTGCTTTTTCAGCAGCGCCTCCAGATCTCCACTGATCGTACATTCGGAGCACTTCTCTTCCATCTCCCCATCATCTTTCAAGATGAACGGATAGTGGCAGAAATCACATATATCCCCAAGCAACTGGAGCTTTTGCTCCTCGCACTCCCGGGCTAATACGCCCAACATGGAATTGCTTTTTTTGCCTTCGTCGAAAGACACAGCCGGCGTTTTTTTGCCGGCTTTCGTTTTCGTTTCTCTCGTTTTCATGGTGTTGGCTCCTTCTTCCCCCGGCACCAGACCGGACGGGCGATTCCGAACGGCCCCCGTTCCCAACTGAATGGTGCAGTGTCCACAGTGCGCCGCGCCCCAAGCCACGCTGGCTTTCCCGGATCCAGGCAGAGCGCCGCCCACTCGTCGTATTCGTTCACCGGCCACTCGATCTCCAGATGGCCGCATCCGTCACAGAAACACTCGCTTCCCATAGAAAAACAGGAACGCATGCACAGCCTTCCAGAAGTCGAAGCCTTGGCCCTCCAGACAGGCACGGAACAGCACCCTTGCTGAAAACAGAAATATGCAAGTCCCGTGTGCGTAGGCCCGCAGCATGCGCTCGCTCAACTCTTCCCGCTCCAGGATCGTCTCTCCATAGCTGCGCGGCCGGTCATCCAAAGCCTCGTCCGCCCGCGCCAGCAGCTCCCTCGCCTCGTCACTAATTCTCCAAGGCTTGTTCAGGCATTCGGCAAGAAACGCCGGTCGAGACGCAAGGTTGCACTCCTCCAGGCCGGCGCCCTCGGCGGCCCTTGCCTCCCCTGAAAGGGGAGGTGTCGCTGCCGCCCGCGGCAGTGACGGAGGGGTGTCATTGCGAACCAGTGACCGTTTCACTGGTGTGGCAATCCGTTCTTCCTTCATCCCTCTTTCCTCCCGTAGGAGATCCGGTACCTCGTGCCGTAGCACATCCGGTGGCACCAGTCGCACTCCTCCTTTTTCGCAGGAGGCGTCTTCAGCTCCTCGTAATGGAGAAAAGCGCCCTTCATTTCCTGTGCGCACTGGGCGCAGAGGTGTCTTTCAATTTCTCTCATGGTCTCCCACTCTCCCTGTCATTGCGAACCATCGCCGCATTTGCCTCCCCTGCAAGGGGAGGTGTCGCCGCCGTCCGCGGCGGTGACGGAGGGGTCTGGCGTGGGGCCTGCCCTTTAGGGACAATCCGCTTCCATAAACCCCGGATCCAAACTCCGAACCGGCTCTTTCCCTTCTGCCCGGCACAGGTCAAAGTGGCCTCTTCCCATGTCTGCATCCAGTAGCACTCCGGCTCCGCCCGCAGGAGCGAATTGCCCCCGCTCACCAGCACGCTCCGATCGTCCCAGTATTCATCAGCGCTGACCTTTCGCGGGTCGTCGCCGTACTGTTCGATCCTCTCGGCCACGTTACTGTTGATGGCGTCGAATTTGATTCCGTGGTTCAGGCACCACATTACCGCGTTTTCCAGCAGCTCGCCCTCCCGGCACGTCCACAGGATGATGCGGGCGCCCTCGCACTGCCGCCGGATCAGCTCATGAATGATGGGCCAGTGCGGCGCACCGATCTCCGGCCAAGCTTCGTCGCAAAGCGTCCCGTCAAAATCGCAGGCGATCACCGTCGGCCACCGGCCAACCGCTCTTGCTTCCCTCTTCTGGGGAAGTGGCCGCAGGCCGATAGGTGTCTCGCCGCTGGCCTTCGGTTCCCCTGAAAGGGGAGCTGTCGCGCAGCGACTGAGGGGTTTCCCTTCGCTCACACCGGCACCCCCGCTTCTCTGCAGCCGTCCATATAGGCTTTCATCCGCAGGGCCAGCAGGTGCCCAATGTCCTGGATCAGCTTCTCCTCGGCCTCCGCGGCGCCGTCCTCCGCCTTGATATAAAGCGGTACCGTCGGCAGGAAATTCCCGTCCGGCCCACGCAGCGCCGTCACGCCGATCTGAATGTACTTCTCTTCCTTCGCCATAACTGGCACCCTCTCTGTCATTCTGAGCTTCCCTGTCATTCTGAGTACAGCGAAGAGTCTCTCTTGTCATTGCGAGCCGTAGGGCCGAGCATTGCTCGGCCGTCCGTTGTTCACCGATCAGTGATCGGCGCTACAGTGTGGCAATTCGTTCCGTCACCCCGTAGGGGCTGACGCCCTCGGCAGCCCGCTCTTCTTATTGTTCGATCTTGCCGGCGTCAAAAATGTCCTGAACGCATACTCCAAGCGCCTTTGAAATAGGCACTAAGTAATCGGCTCGTATGACCTTTCTCTCGTTGATCATGTCGCTGAATTGCTGCGAGGTAAAGCCCGCTCTTTGCGCAACTATCCCCTGGACAAGCGCTTTTTTCTGGATAATATTCCTGATTCCTGCGGCTACGCTGCCACTCATATCCCCACCTCCAATCACAAGAATCTTGGTGATGGCACCACAATACACCTAGTTTCTTTGTTTGTCAATACGATTTTACAAGATTCTTGTGATTTGCATATTGACTTTTCAATATATATGTTTATAATCACAGGTAAGGAGGGCTGAAAAATGAGTTTTGGCACAAGGTTACGTGAGCGCCGTGAAGCGCTCAATATGAAGCAGAGCGAATTGGGGAAGCTCTTGGGAGTGACTGGCTCTGCCATTGGAAACTATGAGAATGGGGTAAGCTCGCCCAAAGCAGATGTGCTATACAGGGTTTTCGATGCACTGGAATGTGATGCGAACTATCTTTTTCAAGATGAAATGAATGCCCAAACGGAAAAAGTCCCGCCCAATCAGGACGAGACACTGTTAGAGTTATTTCATTCTCTAAATGTAGAAGGGCAGGAGAAGCTTCTTGACTATGCGGATGACCTGGTGAGATCCGAGAAATATCTTAAAAAAACTGATCCGGGCCAGTTGGATCATGAGGCGTAGTTAAGATGTGGATCTTAGCTGTAGGGCTTTTGCTGTTGGTGATCAGCATTGCCGTCTCTGCTTATCGACATCATTTTGGAATTGGACAAGTTAAAATTACCTTTTCTAATTCGGATACCGGTACAACCGTCCGCGTTGGACAAGGTTCCTCCGTCGGCGATGCTATGGCCGACGGGTTCAGAAAACTTTACGGCGATCTTTCTTCATCCTCTCGCCTTGACACGGTTCAAGCCCGATATAATGTAATGCAAAAAACACTTGCAGAAAACAGGGATCGAATGTTTCAAGGTGATATTTGTGCTTGCGAGACTTTTCTCCGTCAAACAAAGGATCTCTTGGATCGAAAACAAGCAGAGGTTGATCTGCGTGAGGCTGAGCGCCGGAAGAAGGAGCAAGCTGCGAGGGATCGGCGAGCCGAACAGATTCGACGGCGGCAAGAGCGCGAGAAAGAACGCCTTGAACGTGAAAGAAAAATGCCGGAACATCGCCGCTTCGTTGCCGAGCAACGGCGTCTTATGACGGATTCCATGCGATATGATGTTCTTTCCCGCGACGGATTCCGTTGTCAGATCTGCGGCGCCACCGCAGACGATGGGTATAAACTCCATGTAGACCATATCCTTCCTGTTTCAAAAGGCGGAAAAACAGAAATGTCCAATCTGCGCACGCTTTGTGAACGCTGCAACATGGGGAAAAGCGATAAAATAGAAACTATATCCATGCCAGCACCCCGCGCTTCTGTCGTAGAATCCCCTCTTGCCACGGCTCTTCGTATCTTACAGGAACATAACGAAGAATACGTTGATAAAACTTCATCGGGCGGCGCTTTATATTTCTACAGTGATTCCATTGCGGAGGAACTGAAAGGATCCGGGCTTGCCGTTTCTTTCGCTCCAAACGGTACAAAAGGAACCGGCCACCGCCCCGCCTGGTTCGTAAAATAAAAAATGCCCGCCCCGGTTTCCCGGAACGGGCTGCGAATTGAGCCAACACCACTTGTCCAAATCGCAGTTATAGTATACTGCGTTTTGGTTGAAAAATCAAGGAGAAATGCATGAATGCAGTGATTTATGCCCGCTATTCCTCCCATGGGCAGACGGAGCAGTCCATAGAAGGCCAGCTCCATGATAATTACGCCTGGGCGGAGCAGCAGGGCATCCGCGTGGTCGGGGAATATATCGACCGTGCCTTGACCGGCACCAAGGATCAGCGCCCGGACTTCCAGCGCATGATCGAAGACGCCGCCAAAAAGCAGTTCGAGATGGTCATCGTCTGGAAGCTGGATCGCTTCGCCCGCAATCGCTATGACAGCGCCATCTATAAAGCCCGCCTGAAAAAATTCGGTGTCAAGGTGGTCTCTGTCAAGGAGAACATCACGGACAGCCCCGAGGGCATCATCCTGGAGGGCTTGCTGGAATCCATGGCGGAATACTACTCTGCCAATCTTGCGCAAAATGTCCGCCGCGGCCAACGGGAGACGATTGCAAAAGGCCAGTTTTGCGGTGGCCAGATTCCCTTCGGCTACCGCAGCCAAAACGGGAAACTGGTAGTTGACGAGAAAAACGCCCCCGCGATCCGCTATCTCTTCGAGCAGTATGCCCAGGGTGTTCCCAAAAAGGAGATCATTGACGAGCTGAACCGCCGCGGCTTCCGCAGCAAAAGCGGAAAGCCCCTCACCTATACCACCTTTGCCCGCGCTCTTCCGAACTCTGTGTACATCGGGGAGTATCGCTACGGCGGCGAAGTCGTTCCCGGCCTTGCCGAGCAATTGATCGACCGCGAGATCTTCGAGAAGGTGCAGCGCCGCCTCAAGGCCGTTTCTCGCGCCCCGGCAGCCGGAAAAGCGACGGTGGATTATCTTCTCCAGGGCAAAGCCTTTTGCGGTTACTGCGGAGCTCCAATGGTCGGCGAATCCGGTCGCTCACGAAACGGATATACGCATCACTATTACGCCTGCGCCGATAAGAAGAAAAAGCATACTTGCAAGAAAAAAAACGAGCGCAAGGACTTCATCGAATGGTATGTGGTCGAGCAGACCGCAAACTATATCCTCACGCCGGAGCGCTCCGCGCTCGTGGCCAAGGCCGTTGTAGCGGAGTATGAAAAGGAATTTTCCGATTCCCGCGTGACGGATCTGGAAAAGGCCTTGAAGCAGATCGACCGTGAAACCGACAAACTCCTGGACGCCCTTGTGGACGCCCCCAAGATTGCCCATAAAAAGATCTATGACCGTATGGAGGCTCTGGAGGCGCAAAAGCAGGAAATGGATGGCGAGCTTGCCCGCCTCCGCATCGCCCAGGGGATCCAGCTCACAGAAGCAGAGGTGCGCGCCTGGCTCAAGAAGATCTGCACCGGCGACCCGCTCGACCCGGAATTCCGCAAACGAATCATAGATGTCTTTATCAACGCCATCTACCTCTACGATGACCGGGTGATCATCTTCTACAACATCCGCGGCGGCAAACAAGTCTCTTTCATTGACCTGGCTTCTTCCGGCCTCGCTGCCCCTTTCTCAGGCACACCGCCTCTTTCCAGTTCCGGCACGTCTCCTGCATCCGGCACTCCTCCTGTCTCCAGTTTCGGCACTACTCCTGCTTCCAGCCCCTGTAGCTCGCCTCATAGCCCATCCGGTCACAATACAACATGCAACGCTGGCAATGCCTTCGATGGCCCCGCTCCTTCTTCCAAAAACAAAAAAGGAGCCAAATCAGAACCTCTCTCTGGTTCGGATTTAGCTCCTCTTGGTGGGGCAAACGCATCCAAATCCGAACCTCTGTATATTTTCATAAACGGCGTTTTTGGTTGTATTTTCATAAGGACAGAAAATGAACGCTAAACAAACTTGCTGGGTGAATTATACCATCCAGCAAGTTTTTTTCAAGAATGAAAAATGGTCTAAAGGAAATTTCATTTCTCAAAAAGTACAAAATCGAAGCAAAAATCGAATCGGCTTTTCATAAATCCACGCGCGTGCGCGCGAGGTTTTTGGCCTCAGTTCAAGGTGAATGAAATCCATAAAAAATTGCAAAAAACTAACCAAATGGCGGGGTCCCAGCGCC